TCAAGTATGTACCAGCTACAGGTCTTGACCTTGATGCAGAGGTTAAGAAGATTGAGGATACAGTAGCAACAGTAAAGGAGAACAAATTTGAAAAGTGTTTTCAACCAGTACCAGAGAAGTTTAGAGGTAAGGAGACAGGTAACAAAGTACTTAATGATGGCTGCAGGTTTTGTAGCTATCGTTTTGATTGTTGGCCTACTCTAACAGAGAAGCCAGCCGTTATGTCACAAGCAAAGAATCCACCTATCATCTCATACATAGGAGATGTAATTGCTGCATAAGGCAAGACGTATGGCTATTAAGTATGGGTATCGCAGTGGGCTAGAACATCAGATATCCCTGTATCTTGATGAACACAAGGTCAAGTATGACTACGAAAACATCAAGATAGAATGGGAAGACCTAGCCTACCGCACCTATACACCAGACTTTATACTGTACAACGGTATCATTATTGAGACTAAGGGAAGGTTCCTTGCAGCAGATAGGCGTAAGCACATTGCTATCAAGAAGCAGCATCCCAAGCTTGACATTAGGTTTGTGTTCACTAATAGTAGAGCCAAGCTTAGTAAGGGAGCGAAGTCTTCCTACGCTGACTGGTGTATCAAGAATGGGTTCAGATACTATGACCGTATCATTCCCGAAGACTGGCTAAAAGAGAAAGGCAAGAACAAACATCCCCCCTTTATAAAGTTCAAGGGTTCAAAAGTAAAAAGGAGATAGCACATGGATATGGAACAGCTAAAGAAACAGATAGAAGATGAAGACTTTGTTATACGCCTACGGCCTTACGCTGATGATGACGGTAAGTGGAGTGGCGAGATTGATATATCCATCATGGCCTTTCCTGAGAACCAAATGGATGATGATGACTACGGGCAGGTGATGCATTTCTGTAAGATGATGTGTGCTACTGTACCTATCATGGAAGAGTCAAAAGAAATACGCGATATAGTTCACGATTATGTGATGGAAGTTATTGACAACGAGATGGATATTACTGTAGAGTTAGAGGAAGAAGCAGGTGTAGAGAAGACCTATGATGGTAACGTGATACATCTTAACTTTAACACTAAGACAGGGGGTTCAGCATGAGTAGACACGAGGATTACATGAAGATAATGACAGAGCGAGAGCAAGCAGGTAAGGAAGCCTATAGCGGTAAGGTACTTGATATGGTCAACAGCCCACCACATTACAATCAAACAGGCATTGAATGCATCCACGCTATCTCTGCTGCCACTGACAAAGGGTTCAAGTATTACTTGCAGGGTAACATTATGAAGTACCTCTGGCGTTTCGATTACAAGGATAAGCCTATAGAGGATTTGCAGAAGGCCAAGTGGTACTTAGACAAGTTGATTGAAGAGGTGATGGCTGATGGTAAGAGTTAAAATGTACATCACCGTAGAAGTAGATGAAGAAGACTATCCAGTACCTGCTGATGGACAAGTAGGCGAGGAATTAGAAGATGGTATACGTGAATACTTCTATGATATAGAGGGTGCAGACATCAAAACAATTAGAACCATTATGGAGTGATACAATGATAAGCAATCAATTACCAACAGACTACCAAAACTTTATCGCTCTTTCCCGATATGCGAGATGGAAAGAACACGAACAACGAAGGGAGACATGGGGTGAAACTGTCGCTAGATACTTTGATTATATGGAAGGGCATCTTGGTGCTAACTTTAGTTATAAGCTTCCTGATTCACTAAGGGGTGAACTAGAAGAGGCAGTGCTTAGTCAAGCTATCATGCCTAGCATGAGGGCATTGATGACTGCAGGGCCAGCACTAGACCGCTGCCACGTAGGTGGATACAACTGCTCATACGTACCTGTGGATAGCCCACGTGCGTTTGATGAGACTATGTACATCCTTATGTGTGGCACAGGTGTAGGCTTCTCTGTGGAGCGTCATTGTATTGAGAAGCTACCTATTGTGAATGAAGACTTTCATCACACAGACACAGTAATCAAGGTAGGTGATTCACGTCCGGGTTGGGCTAAGTCACTCAAAGAACTGATTGCTATGTTGTACACTGGACAGATTCCCAAGTGGGATGTGTCTGAAGTACGTGCAGCAGGTGAACGCCTCAAGACATTTGGCGGTAGGGCATCAGGCCCACAGCCTCTGGTTGAGTTGTTTGAGTTTGTTGTACAGAAGTTTAAGGGTGCAGCAGGACGTAGGCTCTACCCAATTGAGTGTCACGACATCATGTGTAAGATTGGTGAAGTGGTAGTCGTAGGTGGTGTACGCCGTAGTGCATTGATTTCATTGTCTAATCTTAACGATGACCAGATGGCACATGCCAAGTCAGGTCAATGGTGGGAGAATGAAGGACAACGTGCGCTGGCTAATAACTCTGTGGCATACAAGACTAAGCCAGAGATGGGTACATTCATGCGTGAGTGGTTGTCTCTGTACGACAGCAAGTCAGGTGAGCGTGGTATCTTCAATAGGCAGTCAGCTATCAAGCAAGCTGCTAAGAATGGTAGGCGTGAGACTGACCACGACTTCGGCTGTAATCCTTGCAGTGAGATTATCTTACGCCCATATCAGTTCTGTAATCTGTCAGAGGTAGTTGTACGTGAGAGTGACACAATAGATACACTCAAAGAAAAGGTACGCCTAGCTACTATTCTGGGTACGTTCCAAGCTACGTTGACTAACTTCAAGTATCTACGTAATGTATGGAAGAAGAACACAGAGGAAGAACGCTTGCTTGGTGTATCATTGACAGGCATCATGGACAACAAGCTGACATCTACAACAGGTAATACACTTGAGGTGATGCTAAAAGTTCTACGTGATACTGCAGTGCAAACCAATGCAGCTATGGCGAAGCAGCTTAAAATACCACAGTCTACTGCTGTTACATGTGTCAAGCCTAGTGGTACTGTATCGCAGCTTACAGATGCAGCGTCAGGTATCCATGCACGGCATAACCCATACTACATTCGTACTGTACGTGGTGATAACAAAGACCCACTCACACAGTTCCTTATGTCACAGGGTATCCCAGCAGAGCCTGACGTAATGAAGCCTGATAGCACAACGGTGTTCAGCTTCCCTATGAAGTCACCCTCTGGTGCAATCACTAGGACACAGATGAATGCTATTGAGCAGCTTGAGTTATGGCTTACCTATCAGCGTCATTGGTGCGAACATAAGCCTAGTGTAACAATTTCAGTTAAGGAAAATGAATGGATGAGTGTGGGTGCTTGGGTGTACGAACATTTTGATGAGGTATCTGGTATCAGCTTCCTGCCATTCAGTGAGCATACATATCAGCAAGCACCTTATCAGGATATTGATGAAGATAACTACAAAGAGTTCTTGACAAAGATGCCAAAGAATGTAGACTGGTCATTGCTGCAGGAGTTTGAGAAAGAAGATACCACTTCAGGTGGGCGTGAGTTAGCCTGTACTGCTGGTGTCTGTGAGATTGTAGATATAGAAGCAGCATAGGAAGGAGAAGTAATGAAGGAAGTACTAGTGAATGCAATACGTTCCCACTTAGCTGGGAACATTAACAAACACCTAGCAAACATACAGGTGTACATGAATAGTACAACAGGTATCGGGGAACACTCCGATATTGTAGAGACTATCGAACTAGAACTAGAACAAGTTGCTAACTACCATGACAAGCTAGAGATGTTAGTTAAGTATTTTATTCAACCCTCAACCACTGAAGAGGAGACTACAGATGAAGAACCTAGAGCCAAAGATTGAAGACCGCAAGAAGTTTGACATTGACCTAGAGTATGGTAAGGTACGTGAGCAACAGGTAGCTGACATGCTACAAGACAAGAAGATTGAGGTGAAGAGTGAGAGAGATGTGTGGCAAAAGACTGGCAACATTGCAATCGAATACGAGTGCTATGGTAAGCCAAGTGGCATCAACGCTACGGAATCAGATTACTGGTTCCACAACCTTTGCATTGGTGATGAAACATTTGCAACACTGGTGTTCGATACTGCCTCGTTAAAGCGTATCATATCTAACTTAGATAAGAAGCGTAGTGTTTCTGGTGGTGACAACAATGCATCTCGCATGTATCTGTTGAACCTACAGAAGTTGTTTTCCTCTGATGTGATAAAGGCGTTTAAAGATGCGGCGTAATGGTTTAAGTAAGTATGATGCTCCACTCAAGATACAGTTTGAGTGGGGCTACGAAGCCTTCAAGAAAGGTAAGTGTGGTAAGGCTAAGAAGGGTTTCTTCATGGCTGACAGCGGCATGGACAGGAATACCATGCAGCATCGTGAGTGGGTACGTGGATGGAATACTGCATTCTACGATAACCTTGAGAGGATACTGAAACATGAACAAGCTAGAGCAGGAAGCTAACAACTGGATGAAGGAGAGAAAAATGATGAGTAGTATTACAGCAACAGAATACCAGATACGTGCTGCTGAGACTGCCATCTTCCCAAAAGAAAAAGCCCTTGAGTATATTACTCTTGGGCTTACTGGTGAGGCTGGTGAGATTGCTAATAAGGTTAAGAAATTAATACGTGATGGTGCTGATATTGAAGGCTACAACGATAAGCTGAATCAGATAGGTGCAGAGTTAGGAGATGTTCTATGGTACTGTGCTATGCTTGCGAAGGAAGTGGACATGAATCTTGGTAGCATTATGGAAGGTAATCTTGAGAAGCTGGCAGACAGGAAAGCTAGGAACCGTTTACAGGGTGACGGTGACAACCGTTAAGATTGCACCCTACGCTGCTATTATACTATGGTTAATGTATATGTTTGGTATGGCGTTAGCCAATGACATATGTGGATGTATAAAGGAGTACGATGGATGGTGGCGCATAGAAAAGGGGGCTTAATTGCCCCCTCTTTTATTACCTAGTTTTTGCCTCTGCCCTACCTATACGTGCGCCAGCCCTTAGATGATTCATGTCAGGGTCTTCCGCTTGCTTCTCTGTGACAGTCATACCATACTTAGTTTGGTACCACTCATTAGCTAGTCGGCGTTGTAACGTAGATAACTTACCCCACTCAGCCCTATCAAAAGCAGTGAATGGTTTACCCAATTCTTTAGCAGTGTTACGAGCCTCTATCTTAGCTAACTGTCTAGCCCTAGCCCTGAACTCTCTCAGTATGTTACGCATAGTCTGCTTCTGCTTACTGTTTGACTTATTCTTATACTCTTTAGAGTTTATCTCTTTGTTAATACGCTCCTCAAATCTCTTGCCAAAGTGTTTCTTAACCAAGGCTGTTGCCTCACCCTCACGCTCTGAAGGAACGATAGTAAAGTTCTTTATACCTAACCTAACTAATTCTTTCTCACCCGGAGTACGTGCAGCTTCTTCACGAGGCAGTCCAAACAGTTGTGATACACCAGAACTTTGCCTATATATAGGAGCCTCTCTTGTGGGGCTTTGTAACTCAGGTAAATCCTTAGATACTATTGGCATGTCCTTCTGTAACACATTAGTAAAGGCACTTGCACCTCTCTCTAGTGCAGTATCGCCTGTTGTTTGTCTGGCATCCCTTACAATAGCAGCCTCTGTATCATAAGCAGCTTCAACATCGCGTAGTACTCTTAGAGGTGTGGCTGCACCACCAAATAATTCAGCTACATATTGACCTGTTAGTTCATACAGGCGTTCTTGTTTCATGTCACTGCTTTGACCACGCACTAACTTTGCAAACTCATCTATTACAAATGAACTAGCACCAGTTCTAAACTGTGCGCCTGTTACACCTTCAAGAAATTCTTTTACGTCTACCTCTCCTGTAATCTCTGGCTGGTCAACCATTCCTAAAGAAGTACCTTCTGCATACCCCATCTTAACAATCATATCAGCCAGTGCTAAGTATGGAGTGATAGGGAAGTAGGGTCTTAGGTCGGTAGTCTTACCATCGTCTGTCTTACCCTCAAACCATTTAGTATCTTGGTTCTTTGCTCTGTAGTTAATGGCAGACATAAGAGCAGCAGTACCTACAAAGCCAGTAGAAAAATCTTTACGTGCTTTGTTGGCTCTTTGTTCAGCTTCTAACAGTTCTTTCTTAGACCTATCAAGCAACGCTTTCTTGGCTGTCTCATCTGTTTCTAAGGCAGCTAACTTTTTAGATTCTTCAGCAGCTTTACCTGCAAGTTTAGCTAACCTTCCCTGATATAAACCTGTGACTACGCTGGCAGGGCTATACTGGAATTGAAACTGTAGTGCATTTACCATAAACTTAGCGAATGGAAATGCAGCCGTACCTATAGGTAGTGGTAAGGGGCCAAGTTTCTCATTGAACTTTAAGAAGCTATGGGCTATACTATCACCAAATTGCCCACCCTTTTCTTTGGGTATACGAGCAAAGGTAAAGGCTAGTGATTCATCTACTGCATTCTCTAATACTTTAGAAGGTAGTGACTGTCCTGATGCAGCAAACTCTTCTAGGCTTTTGAACTGTCCCTGTTTAGTAGGGTTATCAACAATAATACCTGCCCTACGCATCTGTTTATCAATAGTATCTGTAAATACACCACGCCTAAAGAATAAGTCTTGGGCAATGTTTAAGCTGTTAAGCCATCTAGTTACTTTACTTAACTCTTTATCAGGTGCTAATTCATTTAGAGACCTGTTCATGTTGGCTAACAGTCTAGGTTGATTTTTTAGTAGCAAGTCTGTTAACTCTGCAGTTTCACCTGCAGCAACCATGCGTTCAACAGAACCAAAACCGTCACGTACTACAGTGCGCAAGCCATCACCTAGTGTAGTTACACGAGGTATACTTCCAGACATGCCAGCCTGTGAACCCCTACCTAGTTGATAGATAACAGATTCTAAGGCATTTGCTGTGCCTTCCATACCTATCCTAGACACGGCACTGTATACGTTACGCATGGTAGTCGATACCATAGTAACCATCAATGCCCTACGTTCACGGTCCATCTTTCTATACAGTTCACCAAATCTACTGATAGGTTCTACTGTAGCGTTAGGATTATCAAATGCTTTCATTGCATCTGCTAGTTGTGGGTCAATCTCCCTTAACCCTTTCATTATCTTTCCTACTTGACTAGCTGTGCTAAGATACTTACCTGCGTCTGTGTAAGATGCACCCATAGCATTAATGAATTGCTCTGATGTCATCTTGTTCCTAGACAAAGCACCCTCTAGTGCATTGGCTAGTGTATTAGCATCTACATCATCTGGTATAAAGTCTAGCAAACCTTTCTCTGTACCTTCTCCTTCAAGCATACGAGTAGTTTGTTCTTTTATATCTCCTGTTGCTTTACCTGCTGCTCTCTTACCTTTAGTAGCTGCAGTTTTCTTTGCGGCAGATGCCATGTACTTAGAAAGTATATTGCCTATAACTTCAGATGCCTTAGTCTCTTCATTTACCATCTTACCTAACTGACCGTTGTTCGCTAGGTCTCTTACGGTGTCTGTTATTACATCGCCTACACGCTGCATCAATTCAGTACGGAACTGCATCTGTCCTACTGCATCTTCAGGCTCTGGCCCTAGTTCTTTGAGTGCTTCCCTTCCTTTAGGCACATCAAATATACCATTAGCCAAACCTGCAGTATCTACTGTAGCTTCTTTACTAGCGGTAGCAGCAAACTCACCATTACGTGCATCTAACTCACGCTTCATCTTTCGTTGATTAACCGCAGCCTGTCTTACATTAGTCAGTATTTTATCCGAACTACCTAAACCAGCTTTAGCAGCAAAGCCACCAACGATACCTGTAATACCTGCAGCTAATGCTGCTTGTCCTGCACTGCGTTCTGTTGGTGTGTCTTCACCATACTTTTCTGAAAGAATATTTATTTCTTGCTGCTTTAAATTTTCTACTGCAGCAGCACCCGCCTCTACACCTGCACCTAACGCAGCTACTTTACCTGCTTTAGTAGTTATAAACTTTTTACCTGCTAACTTAGCAGCTTCTTCCATAGCTAATTTCTTACCACCTTGTTTTAGTGCCTGTGCTACAGCACGTGTAGCTACAACACTAGCAACCTTACCAGCACCAAAACCAATAAGGTTAAGAGGGTCAAGTATAAGTGACTTACCAAAGTCTCTGATAGCCGACAAGTATCCTGTGCCACCTTCTTCATAGAACTCTGGTAGTTTATCTAGCTGACTATATAGGTAGCCAAACTTCATTCGCTCATCATCTTTTGCAGTGCGCACCCAGTCTAGCTGAGATGCCATGTCTAAAGAGTTGAACTCAAACTCGCGTACATGAGACACAAATCTTTCAAGATACTCTCTGTCTGTCTCATCTTCTTTTTGCGCACCACTTTCCCCAAAGCGTTGACTATTGTAGTCACGCAGCATGTCCATATACTCCGCATCAGAAGACATCTCATCATAGCTGATGTCTTCATCCACGTTAGCATCTTCTGGACGCTCAAAGGTTTTCTTTGGAGGGGGAGATAAAACAGAAAGGACTTCTGTTTCTTCGGGGGCAGGTTCTTCTACCTGTGTAATAAAACCAAACTCGTCATCCTCTGGTGGAACATACGGGTCTTCTTTAACTTCAGCTATAGGCTGTTCGTCATCAGGCAGAGCAGTGATGAAGCCAAACTGGTCATCCTCTGCTGGAACATCTGCTACAGTAGATAGTGAAGAGGAGTTGTCTAGGTTGTCAGTTTCCTCTTCCTCTATTTCCGTAAGAAAAGAGAAATCATCATCCATTTACTTAGGTGTCCCATCAGGATTGTGTGTAGCCGCAAACTGATTATCCCAATCGTTTGCTGCATATTGAGATGCTTGGTCTGAGCCACTAGGTCTAGGGTCTACTTTAGCTACTGAAGTTTGTTTCTTTGTCAAGTCTGCAAAGCTAGGCTTGCTAGGTGCAGGTTGATTTTGTTTCATTACCTCCTGTATGAGACCTATAGCTTCGTCATCGCTATACTCATACTTCCTAAGTAGATTTAACATAGCATCTGGTGTGGCTTTAGCCCCATTAACTTTCATAAATTTAGTCAATGCACCCATAGGATTTGCTTGTACAGCAATCTTTTGTTTCTCAAAAGGTATTTCAACCTTCTTTGCATCTGCTGCCGTACCCGTACCATCTCCCTCACCATCATCTTTACGTGCCAATGCTTCAGCCTTTATACGATTTGCAATAGCCCTAAACGCACCCTTACCCATAACTGCAGCTTCAGCATCTGCGCTAACAGGTTCACCGTTTTCATCAACAAGATTATTGCGAACAAACTCTTCATTCTTCTGCGCTAATATTTTATTTCTGTAAGCAACGGCTGCATCACCACTAAGTTCACCTTGAGGTCCACTTGTTATAGAAGGTGCTGTTCCACCTGAACCTGCTGTATAACCAAGTTCATCGTCCACATCTGTTCTAATAGTGTTACTCATACGTAAATATTCTGTTAGCTTAGTGCCTGAAGTCGCTGACCCAGCTTCATTCGCTTTAGCAGCCATAGTTTTAGCTAGTATTATTTTAGCTTGTTCATCTTCTAGGGCTTCTAAGTCTGCCTCATATGTCGGAGAAGTTTTATCAAGATTAACAATTTTACTGGTGTTAATACCCATTTGTTTATCTAATCCCGGTATACTATTTTCTATTTCCCTTTTACGGTCTATAGCAGATACAAAACCTGACCTATCTATTGTTACGTTAGGAATATTATTAAGTGTCTCTACTATCTCTGGTTCAATAAGACTGTTTACTTCATCTGCAACACGTTGTGCTGCACCGCCTTTTAGTCCTAGTCCAAACTTAGATAGTGGGTCATCAATCTTTACATTAGTAGCATCAATACCTTTCATCTGCATACGTACAGATTTAAGTGCTGCTGATTCCTCTATATCATCGCCAGCTTTGTAATTTTTAGGCAGATTGAGATTCTCACGGATGTTATAAGTTTCACCTGCATTACGGGTAGCATCTACGTTTTTAAGAAAGGCTTCAGCACCATCAGCATCACCACCAGCAGCATTAAATGCAGCAAGACCTAGAGTAGAACTGCCTGTCTCCCTAATCAAACGGCGTAGTGCTTTCTCTGCACGTGCATCATATGCTTCCTTCTGGTCTAGCTTCTGTGCTTGACGAGTTTGCCAAAAGGTTTTAGCACGTGACAACTCATCATCACGCTTAGACATTGCTTTCTGTAAACCTTGGTCTACACTCTTAGCTAATCCTGTACCAAACCCTGTCCAAAAACTCATTACGTTCTCCGTGCCATCAAGCCTTTAGGCTCTTCCATAACTTCTTCTTCTTCTATGTCTGGTGTATCATCAGTTAAGTCAACAGTTTCTATTTCTTTTTCATAGTCGCTAATAACTTTAGCTATAAATGTATCTCGTGTTTTAGGCTTACTAGTATCCGTCATACCACTATCATACTTGATACCAGCACTATCACCTACCATCATAATCATTTCCATGAGCATAGGCAGTACAAGCATACCTACATCTACTGTATGCACACCTTCCATGACACTGCCTAATTGAATAGTATTAGCTAGTGTAGTTACAGGTATACCCATTTCAAGTACATCAGCTAACTGCAGCATAAAGTCTTCGCTACTCATACGCTCCATGTAATAGTCTATAGTATCATCTACTGTAGTGTACTGTGCAGGAGATTGCCACGGCCTAGAGCCTAACTCCATAGTTAGAGACTGACCCGGAATAGGTGCATCAAAGCTAGGCTGATTACTTAGTTCCATTTATCTCATCCCTGTACTTACGAATAACTTGCATTTGCTTTGCGACACGAGCAGCAGGATTACTATAATCTAACCCGCTACCCTCTTTCTTTGGCATAGATGAACGAGCAAGCAAACCACCTGACTTATCAGGCTCTTCAACTTTATCTAGTTTATTAAAACCCTCTAAGTCCATACGTAGATAAGCAGATTCTGCAGGATTATACTGTCTGGACATTATGCTTTCTCCGTTTATTCTCTACTACCATATCCATTAATTGTTTGGTTAGCCATTTAAGTGGGGGAACTTTAGCAATTAGTTTAGCATAATTCTCACCGTGTGTCACGTACAATTTCTTAAACCACTTAGGTGCATCATACTCTAGCCACGTACGGAAGATAAACCACTCAGGATTACTCTTGCCATAAACCTCACGTGCTACCCAGCAAGTAATCCAAGCAGTACCTAATGTACCAATCAAGCTACCAATAGCACTACCCGCTGCTGACTTACCTGCTGCATCAGATGCTTCACTCTTAGTCTTAGCGTCTAGTTCAGCAATAGCCATAGCACTGATACGGTCAAGCTGGCTTTCAGCAGAAGTCCATGCCCATTCCATTGTGTCACCATAGTAGTTCCACAAGTTGCTATAAGCTTGCTTACTAATATCTAAGATAGCGTTAGCGTTAAGTTCATTAGCACGATTAACTGCAGCAGTATCTGCTGTAGCAATCTGCCTACGCCATTGTGCATTACTCTGTGCAATCACTAGCTGGTTTTGTGCATTGAACTGGTCACGTTGATTATTTAGTTCTGCATTAAAACGATTAACTGTATTAGTCTGTCCTGCATTAAACTGTGCCTGTGCATTTTGCTGTGTAGCATTAAACTGTGATACCTGTGCGCCAAGGTTCTGGAAGAACTGGTCTGTCTGGTTCTGGCTAGTAGCGTTAAACTGTGCAGCAGCATTCTGTGCAGCTTGGTCTGTAAACATAGACTGTACACGCTGTTGTGCTTTAAACAAGTCTGTCTGCTGGCGATTAGATAGATTAGCCATGTCCGTCTGCAGGAATGACTGAGCATTCTGTACTGCTGTCTGCTGGCGATTAGACAAGTTCTGTGTATCTAACTGCGCTAATGCAGATGCTTCAGCCATGACCATTGCCTGTGAATTAGACAGGTTGTTCAGGTTCATGGTGTTAGTAGCACGTGAGTTCTCTAGCTGTACCTGCTGTTCAGCAGTGAAGTTCATGTTAGCTATATCACCAATACGTGCAGAGTTCTGTACACGTGACTGGAACTCTTGGTCAAACTCCTGACCCATGAAAGCTGCACGTTGCTGCGCTGCTAACATTGCACGTTGTTGACGGTTAGATAAGTTCTGCCCCTCAAACTGTGCCTGTGTAGCGGCATCTGCCTGTGCAATAGGCAATGCTGATTCCATCGCAGCTTGTACAATAGCCTGACCTGCAAGAGAAGATGCACCTAGACCACGTGCAGCCATTGCAGCATTAGCACTACGAATAGCACCAGCAGCCCATGCAGGGGTAGCACCACCAACAAACTGCTGCATCAAACCATCTAGTTGTCCCTGCACCATAGCTTGTTGTGTAGGCGTAGCCTGTGCAGCCTGAACTTGTGCAGTAAAGGCAGAGGCAGTAGCAGCATCAGCAGCACCAGTAATTAATTCACCCTGCTGTATCTGACGTTGTACTGGATTATTAATAAGGGAAGCATTACCCTGCGCTGCCTGTAGATTACCTACTGATGAGGCAGTCTGCTGTGCGGCAGTTACTTGCGCACGAGGGTCTTGAGGATTAGCCTGTGCAGCCTGTGTAGCTTGCATAGCTGCATCCACTGCAGGAGCCGCTTGAGCAGCTTGCATTGTGTTTACTTGTGATGGGGTAATCTGTTGTGCTTGAGAGGCTGCAGCAGTAGCTGTAGGCACAGCAACAGCACCTGTGAGTGTACCTGTACCTTGTGTTAAGTCTTGCCCTGCAGTTTGTTGAGTTTGTGCAGCAATAGTAGTACCACCTACGGGTACACCGGGTGTATACACCTGTTCTACGGAGAACTCACCAATGTTTTCAGGGTCCCCCGTTGTGGGGTTAATACTTGGCCCTGTCACAGTGGGTGTAGGAGCCTGTGTTCCTGAAGGGTTAGTTGTAGTACCGCCAACAGCCATCTTCTTAACCATACCACCTTGAGCCATCTTCTGTGCAGCATTAGTATACATATTCATCTGCTGTTGTCTGGCAGGGTCTTGTTCAATATACTGTTGAAACTGGTTCATGTCACCCTGATAGCCCATAGCTTGAGCAATCTTATTCATGGCTTGTGGTTTAAACGCTTTAAACTGCATCATTTATTTAATGCCCTATCAAGTTTATCTTCTACACGATGTAATGCTTCCATAACACGGCTCATGTCTTCCCGCACTTCAGTACGTGTTACATACTCTTCACGTGTTCTATTCATTAATATATCTATACGCTTCATTTCTTTAGCCATACCACCAAGATACCAAGCACCGCCCATGACTACTATACCGATTAGGGTGTCTATGATATGCACTAAGTCCATCAGTCAGCATCTGCAATGGTTAGTTCGCCAGCAGCTACCTGACGCAGAATTTCTGCGTAGTGGCGGTTGTCTGGGTCTTTTGGCACATTCATTAAAACACCATTAATCGTGGCATTAATGTTGTACTC